GAGCATGCAAAGGCACAAGCAGACCTTGAGCGCACGATTAGAAACCAGTGGTGGTACAAGAAAGGTATTGCAGGGGAAATGAACCCAGCCTACCTGACTGACTCTCAGTGGACTTATTGCAACTCATATCTAGTTTTGTGGAAGTACGCACTCCCTCAGTTAACTAACTGGGTACAAGATGACCGCTTTCTGAACATGATCGACTTCTACAAGAATCGGTATGAAGAAGAATTGGTTGCAATATTCAATGACGGCGTTGAGTACGACGACGACAATAGCGGCACCATAGACGAAGACGAAAAGAACATTGTTTCATTTGGTCGTTTAACTAGATGAGCCTTACCCTATCGGTAATGGTTAAGCCTAGAGATCTTGCTAAAATCTTAAAGCAAGAAAAGGCTGACGTTGCCAGGGGTATAGACAGGGCTATCGGGTTAACTGCTGCGAAAGGTAAGGACATTATCCTTAGCAGAACAAAGAAGGGTGTGGGTGTTAATGGCGGGTTTAAGCGTTATTCAGACACTTACGCAATATTCAGAAAGAATGTTTTAGGTAAGGTAGACCCCAACACGGTCAATTTAAACGCTACCGGCGAGATGGTTCGCAATGTGCAGTCTAGGTCTAAAAGTTCGCGCAGTGCTGAGATTTACTTTAGCAACCGCAACGCAGCGGAAAAGGCTGCATGGAATGATAGAACAAGACCTTGGTTTAGTTTCAATGATGGCGAGGAAAACAGGTTGAGCAAGGTATTCCAGCGGGAGTTGTTTAGATGAGTGATAGGGAAAGCATTGCCGCTAATATCGTGACGCAGTTGCAAGCGATAACCTCACCCGCAGTTAAGTTAGTTACCCGCGAGCCTTTTGAGTTTGATAAATTATCTAATGCTCAATATCCAGCTATTCTTGTTAGAACTACAAACGAAAGCAGGGAAGACGCAACGGTTGGCGGCGCAGCTACTACAAGGCTCGCAAACATAGATTATGAACTGGTCTGTTATGTCAAAACGACGGCTATAGACACAGCTAGAAACCAGATTGTTGAGGCTATAGAAGAAAAGCTCGACATAGACAGATCACGCGGCGGCTATGCCCTAGATACTCAGGTAACTGGTATAGACACCGATGATGGAAGCATTGCCCCGATAGGCGGGGTTATTTTAACCGTGAGGGTGGATTATGAATTCACTCGTGGCACCACTTAGAGGCATAAGGGCATGACAGCAACAAAAGGCACAACCGGCGTAATCAAAGTCGCCATTACAGGCGGCACCGTAGCAGCGATGGGCGAAGTTCGCACATTTAGCATTTCAGACAGCGCAGACACAATTGAAACCAGCGTAATGGGACAGACCGCTAGAACCTACGTTGCATCATTGAGTAGCGCGACAATCTCAACAGAAGTCTATTGGGACGATGCAGACGCAGCCCAGTTAATTATGGATGTTCGTGAAGGCATCATATTCGAATGGCACCCCACAGGCACAGGCACTGGCGAGAAGTATTACTCAGGCGCTGCAGTTGTAACCAGTAAGGAAATCAGCGTTTCTTTTGATGGTATGGTAGAAGGCTCTTTTGAAGCACAAGTAACTGGGGCAGTAACCGAAGCCGTAAACTAATAGGAATCCCACAATGGGTTTAGCTAAAGAATTAAGAAATCGAAGAAAAGTAACTCCGCGCAAGATAGAAGTACAGGCATGGGCTGATCCAGATGGGCAGCCTTTTGCTATGTACTGTTACCCTATAACTTGCTACGACATAAATGAACTGCAAAAGAAGCACCCTAAGTTCATGGAAAACACCACTGTTGCGGCGATGATTGACTTAATAGTTATGAAAGCTACAGACGAGGGTGGAGATAGGTTGTTCACAGCATCAGAGGATAAGTATGACCTCATGGGTGAAGAAACCAGTGTTATTTCCGAAATCTCCGGGCAGATGTTTGCCGAGATCGAATCTGTAGAGGATCAGGAAAAAAACTAACGTCCGATCAGTTGAGGTTTAACCTAATATCCTTGGCTGATCGGCTGCACATGAGCATCGGGGAAGCCGAACAAATGCCACTCTCAGAAATGAATGAATGGCTGGCTTTCTACAAAATAATGAGCGAGAAAGCAGATGGCTAACAAAGACGTTAATATTCAAATTAGGGCGATAGACAAGACCAAGAAAGGTTTTGCTTCCGCTACCAGAGGTCTAAAGATGATCGCTGGTGCCGCGTTGAATATGAAGACGGCTCTTGTTGGCGCTGCTGGTGTTGCTGGTATGGGCCTGCTGATTAGCAGGTCTTTGAGTGCCACTGATGCCCTATCTAAAACTGCCACTAGAATTGGTACAACCACCGAGTCACTCAGCCGTTTGCAATATGCGGCTAAGATTAGTGGCGTAGAAACGCAGACGCTAAACATGGCGATGCAGCGTTTCGGGCGCAGAGCCTCTGAAGCGGCTGTTGGCACTGGTGAAGCAAGGGGTGCGCTTAAAGAACTAAGACTAAACGCTGCCGACCTAATAAAACTCCCCCTCGATGAGCAGATGATTAAGCTGGCTCAAGCATTTGAAGACAATATTGATCCAATAGACCGCACCCGCATAGCTATGAAGCTGTTCGACTCTGAGGGTGTGGCATTGCTGCAAATGACCGAGTTGGGTGCAGCGGGGATGCGTGAGTTGTTCAAAGAGGCAGAAATGCTCGGTGCTGTTATGTCTCAAGACGCAGCCAAAGGCGTTGAAGATGCCAATGATGCAATGACTAAGCTGTTTACAATCTTCAAGGGGGTCACCGCCCAAATTACAGCAGCCCTTGCTCCGGCCTTGGAGGCAGTTGTCACCCACCTAAAAGATTTGCTGGTTGACGCTGCCGCAGCAGAAGGTGGCTTTAAGAAGTTGGCTCAGAATATGGCTGCAAGTATGTTAGGGGCTTTTGGTGCAGTTATCCAAGGCTCTGAAGATATGATTAACACGGTCATCGGGGGGATTAACACAGTAAACGCAGCCGCTGCAAAGATAAGCCTTAAATTAGGTGTAGGTGACCGCGCAAAGTTAGCAGGACTCGCCCTAGAATATAAAGATTTGCAAGGCGCGGTGAGTGCGTATGGGAAAGAACGCGCCGCTATGGAAATGCGCGCCAAAAGCGTTGGTGGCGTGGCCCCTTTAGACCCAGCAATGGAAAAGAACTTTGCGGCAGTTGTTGAGCGTATGAAGAAGATTAGGGCAGACTTTAAAGCTCTAAACTCAGAAAGCTTTTTAGGTAATGATATTGCAGAAGTTGATTTTGCTGGCGGGGTATTAGCCAAACTTGATGAGTTAAAGGCAAAACTATTGATTCCAATGGTAGTTGCTACGCCAACATTGACCGACCCTGCTCCAATCATTTCGCCTTGGACACAAGCGATGGAAGCGTTGAATAAGGGGTTTGCCAATGTAGACGTAGACACCTTGCAGCAAAAGATGGACAAATTTGCTAATACGACAGTGAAGAACATGAGCGCAGGGCTAATGAGCATTGTGGAAGGCACTGCAAGTCTTAAAGACGCTTTCAAGTCAATGGTTAAAAGTTTGATCATGCAAGCCATACAGCTATTTGTTATCGACAAGCTAACCGGCGGCTTCATATCTTTCATGAAGAATATGACGGGCGGCGGGGGTGGCGGCGGCGGGGGCGGTTTAACTGGTAAAGCTATCGGTGGCCCAGTACAGGCAGGACAGCCGTACATGGTTGGTGAGCGTGGCCCTGAGATGTTTATTCCGAATCAGGGCGGGTCTATTGCTTCAAACAAGAAGATGGGCGGGGGTGGTATAACTGTCGTCAATAATGTGGACGCTAGAGGCAGTGGCGCTGATGTTGACCAGAAAATTAAATCAGCCATGGCGCAAAGCTCTCAGCAGACTATAATGACTATTCAAGACCTTATGCGTCGAAGAAGGTTCGCTTAATGACTACGTTCTCCTTTCCTAGCATCACGCCAGCGACCAATACGTTTGAGTTGGTAAGCAACACTCGCACCTATACGTCACCTTTGACTAATGCGGTACAGACAGCCTCGCGCAAAGGGTCTTTGTGGAAAGCATCATTGCAGTTTAATAACCTATCTGGCGATGACCGGAAGGTAATGCAGGCGTTTTTGGTCAAACTAAACGGACAGCAGCATAGGTTCACACTACAAGACCACTCTCACACGCTTAGAGGGGCCGGTGGCGGCACTTTAAGAGTCAACGGGGCTAGTCAGTCGGGTACAACTTTGGTCTGTGATGGGGCCACTGCAAGCGTCACAAACTACCTGCGAGCAGGCGATTACATTTCTTTCAACAATGAATTGCACATGGTTGTGGTAGACGCTAATTCTGATGCTTCCACAAACTTGACATTATCTATCGCCCCACCGATCAGAAAGACACCGGCAGACAATACGGTTGTTGATTACACAATTCCGGTTCTTGGCGTGTTTATGCTTGCAGGCCAAGCCTCTTGGAATACTAATACAGATATAACATCTAGCTTTAATATCACGGCTGTTGAGGATGTTCTGGCATGAGTCGCGGTTTTCCTACAGCGGTTGCCACTGCCCTATCTGCCGGTCACGTTGTCCTAGTTACATTCGCGAAACTAGAATTCCCGTCTGGAACAACTTATGCCCACAACTCTATTGGTACATATACATGGGGTGGGCAGGATTGGTTAGGTGTTGGTGATTTAGGCGAGATAAGTACGCTTGAAGAAGGGTCTGAAATCAGCCCGTACAAAATAACACTGACCCTGAGCGGGTTAGACGCAACTCTTTCGGGGTCTGCGCTAAATGAAGATTATTACATGCACCCCGTCACAATTTATCTGGGCGTTTTAAATGCCGATGATGAGTTAATTGCTGACCCAACTGTAATGTGGGTTGGCGTGATGGACCAAATGAACCTTACGGTGGGGGCGGATGGTGGCGATGCTATCCAACTTATTGCTGAATCAGAATTGGCTAGATTTAATAAAGCGTCAAACCGTAAGTATACGGATAGCCAACTACAAGCTGATTTTCCGGGCGCTCTAGCTTTTGAGTTTATGCCAGATATTGAAGGCACAAAAATACGTTGGGGTGATCCAAACTCAGACTCTGTTGCTGGCGCTCCCGGATCGCCGTATACATTTATCGACGTTAACCCATCTTAATGACGATCACTAAAGCGTTAAATTCTTGGACTCGCAGAGATTTTAATTATGGCGATGCCGATTGCTTTATGTTTGCTTGCTTCATAATAAAAGAGATGACTGGTAAGGATTACGCATCTCAATATGAATATGGATCTGAAAAAGAAGCGTATGAAATGGTTGAGCGAGTGGGAGGCAGTCAAAAATTATCTGACGCTTTGAATAATGTTTTTGAGAATGCCACGCTAGACCTTAAAGATGGCGACCCTTGTGTGGTAGACGTTCCGACGATTGGCGAAATAACAGGCGTAAAAATGGACAATTTTGTGATTTGTATAACGGCTAAGGGTATGTCAAAAATACCGACTCGCTATTTAGTTGCTGGATGGAGCTTATAAAATGCCACCAGTAGTTTTATTAGCAGCATACGTTGGAGGCGCGGTAGTAGGCGCTCTTGGCGTTATTGGTAGTGCAGTAACCTTTGGCCTTGCCGGTTATGGTGCGTTATCTGCTGTTGTTGGTTTAGCTACTGTTTTTGGTGCTGCAACGGCAATTAAGGGGCTTACGCCTGATATCCCTCAAATGGATAGCGATCAAGCTAGGCAGTCAACAGTTAAAGGGACGGTGGAGCCTCAAAAGCTAGTCTACGGCGAGGCATTGGTCTCTGGACCCATATTCTTTGTTGGTTTAGCTGGCACTCAAAACCGAGAACTATATCACTCGATTGCTTTAACTGGGCATGAGGTTGAAGACATCACTAAGGTCTACTTCGATAACGAGGTGATAACAGACGGCTTAATTGATAACCAAGGCAGAGTTACTTCTGGCACGTTCGGGCCTATTGATGGCGACTATATATGCAACATAAATAGGTTGTATGGAACTGCCACGCAAGGCGCTGATTCTCTACTGCAAAGTGCATTTCCAAGCAAATGGACTAGCGCGCACAAGGCACCGGGAATATCTTCCATTACGACTCAGTGGGTTTTAACCGACGGCTCTCAAGAATTGTGGGATAGGCTAAAGCCACAAAATATCAAGGCGTTAGTTAAGGGTAAGAAAGACATATATGACCCTCGCCTTGATTCTTCAGCGGGTGCTAGCCCCGGAACTACAAACTACCAGCGGTGGACAGAAAACCCTGCTCTGTGCGTGGCAAATTACCTTACGGACACTGAGTTTGGGCTTGGCGTGCCAGTAAGCAAGATTGACTGGGATGCGGTAGAAGTTGCAGCAGATGCTTGTGATGTACTGGTTAACATCCCCGGCAGTCAGACACAGAAAAGATTCACTGCTAACGGCGTTTTGTACGGAATAGACAGTTACAAGGCAAATATAGATAAGCTCCTCAGTTCTATGAACGGGACTCTCATATATAGCAATGGCGTTTACACAATCAACGCAGGTATTTACCAAGCCCCTACTGAAAACTTAACGGAAGATGACTTAGCGTCGGCAATTTCAGTAAAAACTTCAGTTGAAAGGGGTGAGCGGTTTAACACTATTCGGCCTATATTTGCTGACCCAACTCAAAACTACAAAAATGTTGAAGCGCCCGAAGTGCAACTTACAAGTGCAGTTTCTAGGGATAACAATGAAATCTTGATTCGTGACGTTCAACTGCCCTTTACCAATAACAACTTTATGGCGCAAAGGCTGGCCCATAAGCAAATTCAATTATCTGACCAACAGAAAATAATCACGTTCCCTTGTAACCTCTCAGGGCTTCGCATTGACGTTGGCGATAGAGTCACTGTTACAGTTTCAGAGTTGAACTATAGCAACAAGGTTTTCCGTTGTGCGGCGTGGTCATTCTCAGATTCCCAGGATGGTGTTGTTAACTTAACACTACTAGAAGATGACGCAGGGTCATACGCAGACCCCTCAGTTGGCGAATATAGCAATCGCTCACCTGCTGGCGTAATTACCCCGGGATTCCGTGGTGTACCTGACCCACAAAACTTGAGCGCAACCGCCGGTCTAAAAAGCATCGAATTGAACTGGACTAACCCGGTAAATACCAGCAAATTCAGAGAGATAGTGATCTATGCCTCGCCTGATTCTGCGTGGGTCAACAAAGTGGAAATCGGTCGCACAATGGGAACTCAGTTCTTCCATGATGCATCAAACGGTGCCGACTCAATTGCGGTAGGTGATGAAAGATATTATTGGGTGAGAGCGGTTGCCTACGGCACTGGCACTGGCAGTTTTGTTGAAAGCGATAGAAATCCAGATAATGACACATCTACAATTTCAGCAACCGTGGGTCCAAACAACCCTGATTATTCAGACATTGTAGACGATACCCCAGCGCAAGCAGCGCCGACTGCTCTCAC